GTCAGAACAGGGTCAGTAAGACTTTTATTGGTTAAGGTATCTGTTGTGGTTTTACCTACTAAAGTATCTGTAGTTGCAGGAAGTGTTAAAGTTATATTGCCTCCTGTCGCATTTAAAGCACTATGAGCAGGTGCTTGGATTCTTGCATAGTGTGCATTGTTGTTTTCACAGTAAAAGTCTATATAAGATTGAGTACCTCCATTTTTAATTGCTATTGCACCTTGAGAAATTTGCACTCCATTTGTAGAGCCGCCACCTACACCTAAAGAGGTAGTAATTTGTGTAGCACTAGGAAGCCCTACAGTAATTGTTCCAGAACTTTCTCCTACTTCAACTTCATTAGAAGTACCACTAAAGGTTATTGTGCCTCCTAAAGCTGTAGCGGTGCTACTAGACCCATCACTTACTGTAATAGAACTATTAGCTAGTTTTGAGTTAGCTATGCTTCCTGCTAGTTGGGCGTTAGTGATAGTACCGCTTAGACTTGAAGTAGGGTAGTTTGTAGCATCCGAAAGATCAAAAGCAGGTGTTCCATCAGAAGCACCCAATGCTAGTGATATACCACCATAAGATACTGAACTATTTGCAAGCATACTATTAGTAACACTTCCAGAAGTTACAAGATCACCAGTTGCAAAACCTGTTAAGTTTCTAGTATCAAAGTTTACTCTATTACCCATTAAGGCATGAGAAGAACATTGATAAAATAAAACAGTAGGTGTAGAAGCTGTAGCTTTTATTTCTGTATATGCTCCTGCACTTCCTGGAGTTCCATTAGTTGTAACACCTGTAGTATATGCGGTTGTTTTATCTGACTCATAATAGAATCTAAGAGGATGTCCAGAGTTACTAGAATCAGCTTGATCAAATCTGTAAGTAGTATCAGGTACTAAAGTTAAATAGGGAGACTCTACGCTATCTATTACATAAGCATTACTAGAACCACCATCATAAGGATGCTCTGAAGTTTTACTAGCTACTGTAACTGTAAGTGTTTGAGTAGTAGCTTCAGAAGGAGCAATAGATATTTCTCCTACTATTTTTGGACTAGTGATAGTAGGAGCAGAAAGAGAGCTTACATCTGTTACAAGATCTATAGTTCCATCTGAGTCTTGATAAGTTGCAGTAATACCTGTCTCAGTATTACTAGTAAACATAGCACCTACTATATCTTGTATTTCTTCAGCCGTTTGATCTGCTGTTGCACTAGCCTCTATTGCATCTAGTTTATTTTTTAAAGTAGTAGTAAAGTTTTCATCTGTAATAGATGTAAGAGCTACGGTTCCTGTAGCATCAGGAAGTGTAATTGTTCTATCTGCTGTAGGATCTGTAATAGTAAGAGTAGTTTCGTTAGAGTCTGCTGTAGCTCCTTCAAAAACAATAGCATTTTCAGCATTCATAGTTACTGTATTAACAGTAGTAGTTGTACCTGCAACAGTAAGATTAGGAACTAAAAGCTCTCCTGTAGATGGATTATATCTTAAAGCACCTGTATCATCTAATAGAGAATTTGATTCGTCATGGAAAACAACAGGGAAGTTTGTATTTGCTGTACTATCTGTAACAACTACTTTTGAAGAAGTACCTGTAGTGTCTTGATTTAGTGTACCAACTGTAAAGTCTAAAGTACCATCACTATCTTGATAAGCTACTGTAATACCTGATTCAGTGTTGCTTGATACCATAGCACCAACTGTATCTTGCACAACTTCTGTTAAGTCTATATTTGCTGTTCCATCAAATGAAACACCATGTATTGTTCTCGCTGTTTCTAGTGCTGTAGCTGTAGCGGCATTACCTGTAGTATCTTGGTTGAGAGTTCCTACAGTAAAATCTAATGTCCCATCGCTATCTTCATACGCCACAGTAATACCACTTTCAGTATTACTAGATACCATGCCGCCTACTATGTCTTGTATTCTTTCTGCTTGTAAAGTTACTGCACCACTAGAGACACTAAAGTCTGTAGAATCAAAACTTGCAACACCTTTATTTGAGGCTGTTGCATCTTCAGCAGAAAAAGTTACTGTACCACTAGATTCTCCTACATCTAATCCTTCACCTGCTGCAAAGGTTATAGTTCCTCCTAATGCTGTAGCAGTAGAGTTACTACCGTCAGTTACAGTTATGCTAGAGTTAGCAAGTTTAGCATTTGCTATAGACCCTGCTAATTGAGCATTAGTTATAGTTCCTGTTAGGCTTGATGTTGGATAATTAGTAGCGTCTGTCAAATCAAATGCAGGAGTAGCGTCAGTAGCACCTAATGCTAGTGATACACCACCATAAGATACTGAACTATTCGCTAACTTAGCATTTGCTATAGAACCTGCTAGTTGCGCGTTAGTTATAGTTCCTGAAAGAGAAGAGGTAGGATAGTTTGTTGCATCTGATAAGTCAAAAGCAGGTGTGGCATCACTCGCCCCTAAAGCTAAAGATATTCCACCAAATGAAACTGTAGAGTTTGCAAGCTTGGCGTTAGCAATAGATCCTGCAAGCATAGCATTAGTAACTACACTGCTACCTATTGTAGTGCTTAGAGCTACATTTCCTGTACCGCTAAAAGAAATAGCACTAGCTGTTACATTTCCTGTAAGACTAAAATCTCTTGCAGTTTCTAAGGCAGTTGCAGTTGCAGCGTTTCCTGTTGTATCTTGGTTGAGAGTGCCAACTACAAAGTCTAAAGTATTGTCTGAATCATCATAGCTGACAGTAATGTTTGTTTCAGTATTACTGGATACCATAGCTCCTACAGTATCGCTAATTGTTTCTGCTAGTGTTGTACCATTAATTGTTAAAGCATCTGCCTCTACAGTTCCATCAAAAAAAGCATCTTTAAACTGTAAAGAGCTTGTTCCTAAATCTATATCATTATTTGTTACTGGAACTATAGCTCCATCTTGTACTCTTATTTGTTCTACTGCGGAGCTAGAAACCTCTACAAAAAACCCAACTCTATTATTAGAAGTATCAACAACTACTTTGTTAAGAAAATCTTGATCTCCTATTTGTGGAATATTACCGCCTTCTCCTGCTGTTCCGTCATGTTGATGTCCTGTAGTTCCTGTAGAACTATAGGTAAAGGCATTAACTAGTTGATTATATTCATTATTAAATAAATCTGATGTTATGGTATCTCCATCTACAAAAGAACTTTGTCTTGTATATCCTACACTTGCCATTCTTTATCTCCTTTGTGAAGGTAAATATTGAGCATAAATACCATTAATAGAATACGGAGCATTTTTATCATCTGAAAGTATTCTAAAACTAATAGAAGTACCTGCTCCTTGAGTAGATACTCTAACTAGTGGATCAGTTGTGCTTCCAAATAATACCTCTTGTCCAAACTTTGAAGTTCCAAATAATGAAGGTACAGGAACAGAATCTAATATATAATCGTTAGGTTGTGGAATAGTTGTAGATTCATAATCATATCTTACTCTAAGAGTTGGCTGTATTTGACCTTCAGGTGTAAATGCTAGTTTTACATATCTTAAATTTTTTGTTGTACCAAAGTCTCCAAAATCAAAATGTGGAGTTTTATAAACTGCTCTAATATTTGCTTCTACATTATTGTGAAAAAATGAATTTCCTACATCATGGTTGTATACATATCCATCTCTATCACCATGATATGTTTGTTCTACATTATTACTATCAAATCCTGAAGTTACTGAGTGAGCTTGTATTCCAAGTGTTTCAGACCATGCAAAACCTTCACTAGTTAATGTTCCTATAATACCTTTAGATGATCTTGGTGTTTGCCCTAGTTTTGAGTAGTAAATTCTATATTCTGATTTTTGTCTTAAAACTACACTAGATAATGTTAAATTACTTATATCAGCAGCTACTAACTCAATACGTTTTTGAATTTGCCTACTAATAGAGCTTAACTCTAAATCACCAATACGTGCTGTACCTGCTACAGTACGCACACCATCAGGAGCTAAAAATACTAAGTCACCTGCAATTTCTTGAATAGTATGATTATCCAAACAGCCCACATTTGTTGTTATTGGTTGTATTGCTACATTATCAGTATCATTTATATTAACTAATTTAAATAAACTATTTTTACCAAAAATAATTAAGTCTTGACGGAAACCTTTAATCCCTATTATTTTATCATCTGTTTTAACTGTAAAAGAACCTGTACTACTAAAACTTTCAGGATCATCTGTTCCACTTACATAAATAGTATTAGAACTAGAAGAGTCGCCTGAAGCTACTAAATGTCTGTCATGCACAGTTACTAGTGTAGGTTTAGGTGAACCATCTCCTACAGTAATTTCTTTAGCATAATAAGTCCTAGAACTTAAAGCTCCTGTTCCTTCTATTCTAAAATAAAAAATATTATTTTGAGAAGATTCATCAGCAATAAATACTTCACCAAAAGTTGAGTCACCATCATAAATAGCAAAATTACACTGACCTTGATTTGTTCTAGTAGCTACAGATCTTCCTGTAAAAGTAGAATAATTATCTCCACTTGCAGATACACTAGATCTATTTATTAATAACCAAGTTATACCATCATTTGAAAAATATATATTAGTGCCTGAAGATGCTATAACTCCATCATGGTATACTTGCAAACCTATTATAGGATTAGTAGAATTAGGTCTAGCCTGACTTGCTCCACCAAATTTTGTAAATCCGTTAATTCTTCTATAACCACCATCTGTATCAACCTCAAAGTTTTCTAATATCATAGCCAAACCAGGTTTAGCTAACATCTCAAATTGAGTTAAGTTAGTATTTAACCCACCTTTACAAGATACACCATAAGGTTGAAGTCTTGACATTAAATAAATACCATCCTATCATCTTTGAAGTATTTGGGAGTAGGACTCATTAAATGTAATTTCATGTTCCTAATTCCTTTTCTATAGTCATCTAAAGATAAAGCGGCTGCTTGTAAGTTATCTTTAAATTGGTGCATATAATATCTAGATCTTGCTATAAGAACTGTTGTATATACATCAGGAAAAACAGGTACATCTGAATGTGCTGAAAGTTTTGTAGGTAAAGTATAAGCATAAAAATAAACTTTATATACTTTATCAGGTATAGGACTTAATCCAAACTTTCTATTATCAGGACTTTTTATAACTCTAATAGGAAGACCATGTTGAGCATTACTAGAGGCATCATCTATATGTTCTCTAGCATGATAAAAATCTCTAAAAGTATCTATAGTTATAAAAGATAATTCTCTAGAAGTAAAAGGCTCAGTTTCTCCTGAAACTCCTGCTGTAGTTATATAAAAATTATCCCAATCAACATATCCATAATCATCAACTATGCTAGAACTCGCAGGTTTTAATTCATACCAACGAGTTCCTGCAACAGTTTCTACAACAGCATTTCCATATAAAGGATCATACGTTCCACTTTCATTAACAGCTAAAAAAGGAAACTGAGGTTCTTCATTAATCATATCAAAATATGCTCTATTGATAATATCTTTAATATGAGTTTGAATGCCCCTAGAAGAAGTAAAATCAGAACTTGTTAGTTCTACCTCATTAGCCTCTAATAAAAGTTGGTTGCATAATTCTAAATATGTTGCCATTTATACTGGTCCTGTATTAAAGCCCATTATACCGCCACCCTTTTTACCCATTCTTGTTCCTTGTTTTGAGGACTTACCACCATACATCTTTTTAGTCCTTCTCTTTTCATCTTTAAGAACTTCTTTAGGAACATTACGTGCAGCACCGCCCATCATTTTACCGCCTCTAGCACCGCCTTTAGTTCCCATTTTAGTTTTCATTTTATGTTTCATACTAGCTCTCCTCATTGTCAGCATATAAATTATCAAAAGTTATTTCAGGAATCATATAACTTACATCACATTCTGCGCTATGCGTCCACTGACTAGGTTTAAAGTCTGGAGGACCATCTCCACATTCCCAAAGAGCAGGGTTTGTAACCCTAACTCTATTATTAGGTAAAGCTACTATATTGCCTGTCCATTTTCCTGCATCTGTTAGTTCTATAACATGGCTTTGTTTATGTTGAGCAGGATCATCAGAGATATGACTATCTGTATAATCTACTGTAAACATATACTTTCCCACATGAAATTCACCATCAATTTTGCAAATCCAAGGACTTGAACTAGTTCTATCATATACATGAACTTGATGATTTCTAGAAGAGCAATCCCAAGGTTGAGCTAAATGGGGCTGCATAGGCTCACCCCACTCTTCTAAAACTGTATCTCCAATTAAAGCAGTAATAGGCATTCTTGCCCACATTGCTCCTCCATGTATATTAGGTTCATCAGTATCATAAGTTTCTGCGCCTGTAAAAACTACTTGAAAACTTAAACATCTATCTGGAATACAAGTCACTCCGATAGCAAGTGCGTGTAAGTATTCTCCATGATATTTAGTATGATTGTGTGTAAATTCTTTTCTTACCCAACATTTAAAATGTGGTATATTGGATTGCAAATAAGCCATTAACTCACCTTCTTATTAAATATCCTATCGTAGTTTTCATCAAACTTTTGTTTTCTTTCAGGGTTATAAAACTTACCTGAAAGCCCTAAAGACTTCCCTCTTTTTTTAGAGTTAATCATTATAGGGCTTTTGTCAGATCCTAACTGAGGCATAAATATTACCTTACTTTTTTAATTACTGTGTATTTTACACCGCGATATATGTATGTACATTCCATAATAAATCCTCCGCATAGAAAATTAATGATCTTTTCACGCATGATCTATGCGAAGAATAATTTACTACTAGTTAGTCAATACCATAAAAGGCAGAGACTAATGCTTCTGGACGAAGCACTTTTGCTCCATACACATGAAGACCTCGTACAATATCTCCAAAGCTACTTGGATCGCGGATTACTTCTGTGCTAGTAATAGTCTGAGCAGTACAAGTTGAAGAAATATGTCCTGCAAGAATTTTACCAGCAGCATTAGATGTTGCGGCAATATTGTTAGTCTTATACATATCAAATCCTCGTAGCTTTCCAGAGCTTACCAATCCATTACGAATTGAACCCTGTCCTGCATTAAAGTCAACAGACAAAAGCTTAGAAGAACTTTGTACTAGTACCT